CGTTAATGCTTCACAAGGGTCGCTGATTCGCTTCGATAGTTCGACCGCCAGTTTCAATGGCAGCTATGGAATCGTAGCAGCTAGTGGTTCTCGTGTTAATGCGCCGAGTGCAACACTCAGCACCAATACTGCTGGCAACTATTACATCACGCCTGACAAACTATCTCTGGATGGCTCGTATATCGAGACAGGTGGCACGCAGTACGTTCAAGGAACCTGCATCCAGGTTGAAACGGTCGCGGGGTCATACAGCTATCGGAAGCCGGTTAATGCCACGTCGGTCTATACACTGCTCATCGGGGCGGGCGGCGGCGGCGGTAGCGGTTCTCGCGGTGCGGCGAGTACGCACCGTGGCGGCGGTGGCGGCGGTGCGGGTGGCGGTATGACCACCGGCTTCTTCCCTGCAACGGCAGTCGCAGACGGTGCTGCAATCGTTGTCGGCCTTGGTGGAACGGGCGCTGCTGGAACGTCAACTAACACAACCAACGGCAACCTCGGAACCGCAGGAACGAACAGCACCTTCGGTGGTGCTGTTGCTCCCGGTGGCGGTGCCGGTGCTGGCGGGTTAAGGAACAACAGCGCGGCGGCTGGTGGTTCGGCTACTGGTGCCTTCTGTACTGGTGGCGCTGGCGGAAATGGTAGCAGTGAGGCTGCGGCGGGTACTGCGGGCGGCAGCACGACGCTAAACCACATCCTTTGTGGTGCCGCTGGCGGCGGTGGCGGTGGCGGTTTTAGTTCTACCAACCTCGCGCGTATCGGTGGTGCTGGTGGTAGTTCAATCTCGGGCAACCTTGCTGGCGGTGCTGGCGGCACTGCGGGCGTACCAACACCAGGGAACGGTCAAGCCAGCGGCAGCTACTACTTTGGTGGCTCCGGTGGCGGCGGTGGCTTTAACCAAGCCGGCCTGAATGCGGGCGGCAGTGGTGGCTATCCGGGTGGTGGCGGCGGTGGCGGAAGCCACACCAACAATAACACCACGGCGTCTGGTGCTGGCGGCAACGGTGCGGACGGGTATGTTCTAATCATCACGTATTGCTCGTAAGGAAACTGGAATGGCTGCATACGTTAATCTTCAAGAGGCTCACGATTACTTCGAGGCCCGGCTGCATGAAGTGGCCTGGACCGATGCCAGTCCGGCAGACCGGGAGAAGTCCCTGACCGCCGCGACACGAATCATTGACCGATTGAATTTTAAGGGCTGCAAGAAAACTGTTTACGATGCAGTGGCAGCCGACGCAGCCGCGACTCAAGAGGTTATCAACGCCGCGAGTCTCGCCCAAGAGTTGCAATTCCCGCGAGACACAGATACAGACATTCCAATCGAAATCAAATACGCCTGTCTTGAGATTGCTTACGCACTTCTCGACGGCGTGGACCCGGACATTGAGCTAGAGAACCTAGCCATTATCTCTCACGGATATGCGAGCGTGCGTACCACGTACTCTCGGTCGCATAATCCACCGCAGCACCTAAACGCTGGTGTGCCTAGTGCAACCGCATGGCGGTATCTGCGACCTTTTTTGCGCGAGCCAGGAGGAATCATTCTCAGTCGCGCAAACTAACCTTCCGACTTTATCGAGAAGGGATCAGAGGGCCAAACCTACGGGACTCTGAGTTACGTCAAGTAGGGAACTAAGGAAATGTAGCAATGAAGAACGATCTGAACGACCTGTTTGTTTTCCCGACCCTGGCCCTCTATGATGGCGAAGGCGACGAAGGTAGTGGTGGCGATGGAGCAGGTGCCCCGGCTGGTGCTGGTGCGGCTGCGGCTGCTGCGGCTGCCAATGCTGCGGCTGCTGCCTCTGGCAAGCCGAAAGTGTTTACGCAAGATGACCTAAACCGATTCATGGCTGAGGATCGTCGGAAGCACCAGGAGAAGGTCGAGAAGGTCGAAGGCGAATACAAGCGAGTCCTTGAGAACTTCCAACTGACTGAGCAACAGCGGAAGCAGTTGGAGGAAGGACTTGAGACGGTTCGGGCCGAGTCCCGCACGAAGGAAGAAAACCTCGCCAAGCAATTCGAGAGCCTAAAGAACGAGTCGCAGAAAACTGCGAAGCAACTGGCTGAGGAACGGGACTCTTGGAAGAACCGCTATGAATCTACCGAAATCCGACGCTCCATTCAGGATGCGGCGGTGAAGGGTGAGGCGTATCGCTCGGATCACATCCTAGCGATCTTGCAGCCTCTAACAAGGATGACCACTCTTGTTGATCCGTCAGGCAAGCCTACGGGCGATTTGGCCCCCCGTATTCACTGGCCTGCAACGGACGCTAAGACTGGCGAATCCGTCACGAACGTCTTTACCGCAGACGAAGCCGTGGGACACATGAAAGAGAAAACCGATGAGTATGGGTATCTCTTTAAGTCCAATGCCCAAGGGGGTATTGGAGGCGGTAACGGCACCGGCACGACAGCCGGGAAAAATGGTAAGGTGGACGTGACTCAACTCACGCCCTCTGAATACCGCAAACTCCGAAAGACGAACCCAGGCTCTATCGGACTGAAATAATCTGGGGCTGCAACGCTTCGATTGATTTGAAACTAACTTCTTCCCTACAAGGAAAAACAAGAATGAACATGATCTACACCGAACCGACCCTGGCCCTCTTTGCGAACAGCCTTGACGCCTACATCCCGGAACTTTGGGCGAACGAGTCCCTGGCGATCCTGTTGGAAAACATGGTCGTCTCGAATCTCGTCCACCGCGATTTCGAGGATCAGGTGGCCAGCTTCGGCGACATTGTGAATACCCGGAAGCCGGGCGAGTTCGTGGCCAAGCGTAAGACGGCGACGGACGACATTACTCTGCAAGACGCGACTGCGACCAACGTGCAGGTCCCGTTGAATCAGCACTTCCACACGTCCTTCATCATCCGTGATGAGGAGTGGAGCAAGTCGTTCAAGGACCTTGTGGTTGAGTACGTGCAGCCTGCCATGCAGAGCATTGCTCGTGCGGTCGATCAGGTCGTGCTGGGTCAGGTCCACAAGTTCCTAGCGAACTCTGCGGGCAAGCTGAACGGCATCACTAGCTCGGATGCGGTTGACTACATCCTCGACCTGCGCCAAGTCTTGAATGACAACAAGGCGTATGTTGATGGGCGTCGGCTCATCGTGACTCCCTCGACGGAAACGGTGTTCCTAAAGGACAGCCGACTGTTGGAGGCTCAGAAGGTTGGCGACGACGGCACGGCTCTCCGCGAGGCGTCCTTGGGTCGCAAGCTGGGCTTCGACATTTTCATGTGCCAGAACATGAACTACGTGACTGACTCGGCCACCGACTATAGCTCCGGCACCGTGACGAACGCTGCTGCGGCTGGAACGACTGGCTCGCAGACTGTCACCCTGACCGGCTACAATGCGGTCGTGGGCGAGTTCATCGTCATCACTGGCGATCAACAGCCGCAGATTGTTTCGGCTCGCACCCTGTCGATGGCCGACACCACGGCTATCACGCTGGTAAGCGCGCTGAAGTATGCCACCCTGGCGACGGCCCCCTTCAAGATTTACCACGCTGCCGCCGTCAATGGTGGGTTCTCGGCTGGTTACGCGAAGGGCATTGCCATCGACGGTCACACCGCGAACAAGGGGCCGCAAGTCGGTCAACTGTTGGCGTTCGGCACTGGCGGCTCGCGGCACACCTACACGGTGATTGCCACGGAGGCTGTTAGCTCGACCGAAACGACCGTCACCCTGGATCGTCCTCTGGATGCCTCGCTGACGAACAACGACGCCGCCTTCCCTGGCCCGTCTGGTTCGTTGAATTGGGCGTTCCACCGCAACTCGCTGGCTCTCGTGACCCGTCCGCTGGTCACGCCGCCCCAGGAGTTCGGCGCTCGGTCGGGCGTTGTGTCCGACGAGGGAATGGCGATTCGCGCCACGATGCAGTACAACAGCACGAAGCAGGGTCTAGTCGTGACCCTCGACCTGTTGTGCGGCGTGAAGGAACTTGACACCAACCTGGGTGCGGTTCTGCTTGCCTAAAGGCAACCCGGCTTAGGCCGGTTTAATACGGCGGTGGGCGGGTTCGCCCGCCCACCGCTTCTCTTACACAGAAGGGACTCTAGCGGACATGACCTTCGACTTTTTTGAACTAGCCAAACAATTTGGCCCATTCGTAGCATTCACGGTTTACTTCGTTTGGCAAGGTTGGCAGCGCGAGAAGCGGCAGACAGCGCGCATCGACGAGCTATCCAACAAGCTGAATGACGTACTCGGCGGGGCAGTGATTGACGCCACTACGGCCCTGAATGCGAATACGAAAGTCATGGAACGCCTTGAGGACTTGCTGCAAAAACACCTTTCTGACTAAAGGCTGGCAGGAATGTCCAACGGAAATCGGTCCCTAGAACGATTCATTCGTCGCAATATCTACGCTATGAAGCGCCAGTATGGCGCTCGCGTGGACGTGTATCGAGTGGTGTCCAGCACCACCGATCACCTGACGGGTGAAAAGACGGTCGTGAAGGAAGTGTTCCCGGTGCGGAAAGCCCCGGTTCTTCCTTACAAGATTCAGCGTGCCGTCGTTCAAACAATTTCGATTATCTCCGCCGACAAAGAGTTCGTGTACGGCGGGGCCTTCGATTCGTCTAAGCGGGAAATCATCATTGATGCCCGCGATCTGCCAAACGGTTTCGAGATTAAGCCGGAGGATTATGTTGTGTTCAATCACACGCGATGGGACGTAGTGAACGTCGAGCGTGTGGAGTACGACACTGGCTGGGTCATCACCGTTAAGAACCTGCCGAACATGCCCCCGTATGAGATTCGAGACATTCTAATTACGCAAGACCTAGCTCTCTCGACAGATGCCCAAACGCTGTTGAATGATGAGTACGCTCAACGGGTCCTCTCGACTCTCGGCCTTGCGGGCACCCACTCGGTAGTTAAGACAGTTGACAGCCTGCCTGTCAACTCGTCCGGTCTGAACCTACAACAAACAGTCGTGGCAACGGTGGAATAATGCCTGCTAACAAAAACTGGCCACGCTGGATTTTCGCTTCGATTGCCGACCACTTCAAGGCGGCAGCCGAGGCTGACAACGTACCTTTACTGATCGAAGGGATCGAGGATCGAACCTCGGACAAGATCAGAAAACTAGACCATGCTGAACTTCGCATCAACGGCCCGGTGTCGAGGAATCCAAGCAAGGACTTTTACACGCTGAACGTCACCGTAAACATTATCTTGCAGTCCTACATGACTGAGGAGAATGCTTACACCATCATCCAGAACGCAGGTGTGTTCTATGCGGCGATGGGGCCAATCGACGTTTTCAAGCACGGTAATGGGCCGGATGACGATGGCAGCTTCCTCGGCTGTCTAGTTCTGAGAGAGGAGTTGGTCGAGCCACGGTTCGTGGCTCACTTCGGTCAACTCAAAGAGGACGTTCGACTCCGCGAATCTATGGTTGGCGGTAAATACCAAATCTGTCTCCGAAACTAAGGGAGCCTTTAACAATGGCACAAATTGAACTTCGTAATACTACCATCTATCTCGAAGATGGTTTCACCGGCACGGCTGCGGTGAATTTCGGTGGCGGCTATGCGTCGTCCACCGTAACAATGGTGATTGACAGCCTTGCCGATTTGCCCGATGCTGGCAATGAGGTTTTTGACGGCGTGCGGTTTACGGTGGCTGGCGAGACTGGCCTGCCGATTCATACTGTCACGGCCCACTCTGGCGGTCCTCCGACCACCAGCATCACGTTTACACCGGCTCTCGTTAGCTCGGTTGACAACGACGCCGTGATTACCTTCCTCCCGGCTCAGATTGAAATTCGCATCGGCGAAGGAAATCTGACCTGGACTGAGGCCCGCGAGTTCGACTACGTGCTAGACCGGGGCAACCTGGATACGGTGCGACAGGGCGACGAGCAGCCCCTAGAGATTCAGCTAGAATTCCTCTACGAGTTCTACACGAATGGTTCGGGAGGCGCATGGAACCCGTCCCCGATTGACTTCCTGAAACGAGTCAATGAAGGTTCTGATCTGGCTAGTTCGTCTAGCGACCCCTGCGAAGTATTCGCAGTTGACATTAAGGTGGTCTATGATCCGCCTTGCGGTAGCGAGGACAACGAGAACTATGTGTTCCCGGACTTCCGCTACGAAAGTCTTGAGTTCAATCTTCAAGACGCCACGATCAGCGTTAGTGGCAAGTGCAACGCTACCGAACCGACTGTGACTCGCGCCTAATCTCAAAAAGGAAAAATAAGCTATGGCTCAAATTGAACTCCGAAACACAACGATTTACCTAAAGGACGGTTTTACCGGGACTGCGGCTGTCAACGGCCCAGGCGCTCCGGCTGCTCCGGCCAATGGTAATACAACGCTCTACATTGACACCATTGCCAATCTGCCGGACTCCGGCACTGTGGTTCCGGTGGGGGCACGCTTCTCTGTTGCAGGCTCGACCGAGGAATTCTACACGGTCACTGCCACCGACGCGAATGAAAACCAGAAGGTCGTGGTTGATGCCACGTCCGGCAACTTCACACTCACGTTCAGTGGTCAAACGACCTCGAACATCCTGTACAACGCCAGCGCCAACGATGTTCTCTCGGCTCTCGAAGCCTTGTCGAATATCGCTCCCGGCGATGTTGTGGTCACGTCCCCGGTTGCAAGTTCTTGGATCATCAAGTTTGCAGGCGTGTACGCTGGCGTCAACGTCCCGGTCCTAACGGCTACGGACGTGGACTTGATGGGCGGCGGCGATGCGATTACGATTACCACGCTCAACGCTGGCGGAACCACGGGCATCATCACCTTTAGTCCGGCCCTGGCTACGGCGGCTGGCATCCCGGCAGATAATGCGGTCATCACGTTCCTCCCGGCCCGAATCGAAATCCGAATCGGCGAAGGAAACCTGACCTGGACTGAGGCCCGCGAGTTCGACTACGTGCTAGACCGGGGCAACCTGGATACGGTACGGCAGGGCGACGAGCAGCCATTGGAAATCCAACTGGAATTCTTGTATGAGTTCTATACGAATGGTTCGGGCGGGGCATGGGACCCGTCGCCAATCGACTTCCTCAAGCGGGTCAACGAAGGCGCGAACCTAGAGAGTTCGTCCAGCGATCCGTGCGAAGTGTTCTCTGTGGACATTGAGGTTGTGTACGACCCGCCTTGCGGTTCGGAACTCAACGAGAACTACGTGTTCCCGGATTTTCGGTATGAGAGTCTGGAATTCAACCTACAGGATGCGACGATCAGCGTCAGTGGTAAGTGCAATGCCACCGAGCCGACTGTGACTCGTGCCTAAGTCTTTCCCTAACTAACCCGGCCCCGCCCGTAATCTAGCGGGCGGGGCCACAACATCCCGCAGGAGTTGTCACCATGAAGATGAACGGTATGAAGTTGGAATGTCCGAATCAAGTTACGCTGGTCTTGCCGAGGCCAGATGGCGACCTAGTATTCACGGCGAAGGCCGTTACTGGATACGAGGAGTTCGACGTGCTGTGCCCTGAGCCGAAGCCGCAAGTGCGGACGATCAAGGGCGGCAAGAAACAGGAAATGACAACGGCACCGGAATTCCTACAGGCGTTAGCTGAACACAATCAACGGCGCATGTGCTGGATTTTCTTGAAGTCCCTACAGGCCACCGAAGGCTTGGAATGGGAAACGGTCAAGATTGAGGACTCGAACACTTGGACGAACTACGTGGATGAGTTGAAGGCGTCAGGCTTCTCGCCTGTCGAAATCAACCGCATCAACACGCTGGTTCTGCAAGCCAACTGTCTCGATGAGGAAATGCTGGAATCGGCGCGCAAGGCTTTCTTAGCTGGTCAGGGGACAGTGTAAAGGCAATCCTCTGGCCGAAGTATCGCACGATCCATTATGCCATCTGGCGGGCGTGCGAGCGCCTTAATGTTCGACCGCCCGGCGTAAAGGAAAGCTGGGATGATAATGACACCTGGACCCAGGCTCTAATCGTTGGGTACTGTCAGACCTGCGAACATGACTTTGCAGAAATGATGGGAGGCGGTGCGAGTCCGACCCTTGCGGCTGCGAGTAGAAAATGAAGCTAACAGGTTTCTTTGCTGAAATCAATTTCAGCACCAGAGCAGCCGAGAAAGCGATCAACGAGAAGGTCGAACAGGAAGTGTTCCGCGCATGGGATGCGTGGATCACAGAATTCATTAGGATCGTCCCCGTATGGAGCGGTGCGTCTGTGGGGACGATCCTACCGCTGGCCGAGATAATCGGTCGGTCGGTAACAATCAATGCACCACAAGGTCATGCCCATAGCAACGAGAGCAGCCGTGGGGCAGGAGCAAGTTCCGCAACGCTAACCAACGCGAGCGGCAAGGTCACAATCGAATACCGAACGGCCTTGATGCACCTTCTAATCAACAACGCAATTGATGCTACAGTCTTTGGGTTTAATCTAAAGAAACCGGGTCCATACAACATCGACCAGCATTGTGCCAACGCCTTCCTAGAAACTATCCGGGAAGCAAGATTGCCTGACCTGTCCAAATTCTTTGACTTCGATAAGCGGTCGTTTTAATGGCTGACGAAATTGTACAAAAGCTGGGGCTAGATGCTTCGCAAGCACTGGATGCTTTGCGGCAGCTTACGTCCACATTTAGCTCTTACGCTAAAGCTGTGCAGGATTCCGCACAGGCCAACACCGCTTTCAACAAGTCGGGGCGCGATCTGCTTAGCGCCCTCGGTGCCGACGTTAAGGCCATTGCCGATACCGTCAAGGCCCTTACCGATCTACAACGTGCCCAGAATGCTGCTGCTGCGGCTGCCGACAAGGTGGCTGCTGCGGAGGCCAATGCTGCCCGCCAGCGTCAAGTGCAGGGCCGGGCCACACAACTACAGAAGGGTCTGGGCGGACTCACTGCGGGTATCGACGCATCGCAAGTCGGCAAGGCCGACGCGCTGGTGCAGAAGATTGCCCTCATCGGTGCCAAGGCCAATCTGTCGGCCACGCAAATCGCGTCCCTTGGCCGTAACCTGAACGCAGCGTTGGTTGGCCCGCAGGGTCAAATCCAACGGCTGCTGGCCCAGCTAGACAAGCTACGCAACGCGCAGCCGCCGAAGCCGCTGGGCGACGGGCTAGGCTCTAGTTTCCTAAGTGCAGTCACCGCAGCGAACCTACTGTCCGGTGCCATTAGCTCTTTGAAGAACGCTATCTCTGAGGGCTTCTCGGAGGCGATTCAGTTTGAACTCGCCATTGCCCGTATCAAGACAATCGCTGGTCCCACTGGCGGAACCATCAAGCAGCTTGGCGACGACGTTCGCGCCCTGTCCGATGAGTTCGGCATCCCGCTTCTGGAAGCTGCTGCGGCTCAGTATGAGTTGCTATCGAATCAAATCGGGTCCGTCGCCGAGGCGTCCAACGTCGCCCGCGAAGCGTTCAAGCTGGCCAACGTCACCGGCTCCAATGCGGCCCAAGCGGTCAATGCTATCTCGTCTGTTCTGAATGCGTACAACCTCTCCACGTCGGAAGCTGCCAACGTATCCGCCAAGCTGTTCAAGGCGGTTGACTTGGGCCGATTCACGCTGGATCAGGTCGGCAACTCGCTGGGTCGAGTCACGGTCACTGCCGCCCAATTGGGCGTGAGCATCGACGAAGTTCTCGCCGCGATGACGAACTTGACGATCACCGGCATCCCCGCCGATGAAGCGATGACGTTGTTGAGCAACACGATGCGTGGCTTGCTCAAGCCGACGAAGGACATGGAACAAGTGTTCCGCAAGCTGGGTGTGTCCACTGCGGAAGCGGGCATCCAGGCAGCGGGTGGATTGCTGCCGTTCTTGGAGCAGATCACAGAAGTCGGCGGCGATACGGCGTCCGAGATTGCTCAGTTGACGGAGAACGTCCGAGTGGCTCGCGGTGTGTTGGGCTTGACCGGCGACCAAGCGGAGCGGGCGGCAGAGAGCCTGCGGCAGATCAAGGCTGCCTCGGCGGACTTGCTGAACATCAAGAATCAAATCGTCATCGAGACGAACGCCAAGCAGGTGTCCACGGAATTGAATCAGGTCAAGAACCTGTTTATCGTGGACATTGGGCAGAACGCTGTAGCCGCCGTCAACCAACTGACGCAGCCGCTCGGTGGACTGTCCACTGCCATCAATGCAGTCCTTGCCGCAGGCACGGCCCTAGTGGGCGGACTTGTCATTGTCAAGGTTGAGGCACTGCTTGCAGCGGGTAGTCTAACTACGCTCACGGCACAACTCGCCTTTACATCGGCGGGCTTCCTGACGGCTGCGACTAACATCGGTGCGTTTACGGTAGCCCTGGCTGCCAGCCCGGTCGGCCTGATTGCGGGCCTGGGTGCGGCCATCTTCCTGCTCGGCAATGAGTCCAAGCGAGGGTTCGACGAACTCTCGGCCCTTGGCAAGAGTATGCGTGATGCCGGTGCTGCGAGCGCCCTGGCTGCTTCTCAGCTTGCCAAGCTGAACATCGAGGCCAGCAAGTCCCGCACCGATCAACAGGACCAAGACATTCAGAAACTTGTCGCGGAGGTTCAGAAGGCTAATAACACAGAACTTACCTCTACTCTGCAAACGCAAGAGAAGATCAGGGACGCCTTCAAGGCCCAGATCGACAGCCGCATTGCCGCCTATGAGCGGTACGTGGATGCGGTGCGTAATGCTGAGAAGGCTGCACAGACTGCGGCCACCGAGTCGTTCAGCAAGATTCAAGACCTTGTTAAGACGGTCGATTCCAACCGCTTCCAGCGAAGCCTTGGCGGTCTAGGTGACGATCAGAAGCGAGTCGCCGAACTAAATCGAGTCAACACACTACTCCAACGGGCGAACGAGTTGGAGTCGAGGGGCACCGCCGAGGCCCAGAAGCAGGCCGATGCTGCCCGACAGGAAGCTGCCTCTATCGCCGAGAGCGCGGCCAATAGTGCCGCTCAGGGTGGGCAGCGCGTCCGGCAGAAGCAAGCCGAGGACGCGATCAATCGCGTCTTGCAGCAGCAGATCACTGCGGAGTCCTCGCGGGCTGCGACCGCTACGGCTGCTGGTAAGCAGGCTGCGGCTCAACTGGCCGATGAGGAGCGTCGGCTATCGGAAGTCAAGACGCTCGAAGCCGAAATCAAAAAGATTCAGAACGAAGCCCTCGGCCCGAACAAGTCGAACGCCGAGCGGCTGGCCACGCTACAGAAGGCTATCCCTCTCGCCGAGCAGCTTGAGAAGAAACTGTCGGAAGCGGGCAACGTCGATCTGGCCAAGAAACTAAACGTCTCGGATTTGGTGGCGTCCATCCGTAAGCCGTTCTTGGATCAACTCGGCCAGAAGATCGAACTCAACCTCGGCTTCCAGAACGCCGTCGAGACATTGCAAAAGGACTTGAACTCCTCGGAGTTCACAGCCAAGGTTAAGCTGGTAGCTACCGGGCTGTCGCAGGCATCGGGCCTGGACGTTCAGAAGCTAGTCGAGGAAGGTGCGGACTTGACGAAGGTTCAAGAGTCC